CCCCCATGAGACCGTAAATACATGGACGTGGCAATATACTATAACCCTGCGCAATCTCATCAGTCTGATCACGGAATTTGGCTTGCTAGAGGCCTTGAAGCGTTGGGACATAAAAGTTATCTCACAGCCCAAAGGAGACCGATCAGAGGAGCTCACATCCATATAGTTTCTGGGCCATACTGGATGCTTCCTGTTTTCAACAGACTCAAGAAGAAGTATAATGTGCTCTGGTTGGATCGCAGCCTTATGCGTCCTGATCCCTTTCACGTTTCTCTCGGTTGGCTTCTTCCGCAAGGAGGAAGAGCGTTCCCTCAAGGCAAAGGTCGTAAAAAGCTACGACTCGCCTCGATGAAGCGCGGCCATCGGACGCTGTGCTTGGTTGATTACGGGAAATCGCCTGTTAAGCCAGACGCAGACACCATAAGGTATCACCCAGACCAAGTGACGCCGACAGAGTCTTTGAAGAAAGTTCTTGAGTGCCACGACGCAGCTTTCGGCGAGTCTAGCAGTTCATTGGTGAAAGCTGCACTGATGGGCTTGCGAGTTCACGCGGCAGATCCCAACCATATTTTAAATCAACCCGATTGGGCCAGCACTCTGCCTTATGCAGACTGGTCAGAAGCTGAAATTTCCCGAGGAGAGCCATGGGCACTATTACTACCATTATTGAGCCAACTGCAGAGCCAGTCACTATTGCAGAGCTGAGTCAGGCTTTGCGCGTAGACCAGAGTGATGATGACGCACGACTTGCGATGCTGATTTCCGTTTCACGGCGGTGGGTTGAGCAATTCACTGGATATTATTTGATGCCCCAAGTTGTTGAGCTTTCATTACAATCATTCCCCAACGCTATTTTTCAGCTGGGTGTTTGGCCAATCATTTCGGTTGACTCTGTAAAGTATGACGACACAGGATCTCCTCAAACAGAACAGACGCTCACAGAAGGATCAGATTATTTAATTGATCTTGTGACTCTTAATGGACAGCTCTGTGCAGTCAATGGGTGGCCTGCTGTTGCCGCCAAGTTTAATCCTGTGCGTATAAGGATGACGGTCGGGCATGCGCTGGCTGGTTCACCGGAGGTCTCTACGGTTCCTGATTTTTTTCGTGAAGCTCTTATGGCCTATGCGGGATATCTGTATGATGATGAGAGTTCTATGAAAGACTTGGCAGAGCAGATCTTGATCCCTTACAGGATGCTGTCGTGAAACAGAGGAAGCCTCTTCACAAAAGACTTCGGCATAGAATTCGCATAGAAGTCGCCACAGAAACTAAATCTGCGACAGGCGCTGTGAGCAGAACTTGGGCTGAACACAAAACGGTTTATGCAGAAAAACGAACTGTCGGCGGCAACGAGTTCAACCCGACAGGTTTGGAGCTCAATAAGATTTCGGTGATATTTGGAGTTCGTTGGAGCGCAGCGCTGGAGCCGATAATTGGCTTGGAGCACGACGCCAGAATTGTTGATTTAGCAACCAACCTGATTTATGAAATTGTTCCTCCGATAAATCACATCAATGGACAAAGACGCAAGATTGAGATCTCTGCAACCAACATAAACGCCGAAATCTGATGACAGGAAAAATCAAACTGGTTGGAGTGAAAGCTACAGCACAGCGACTGAAGAAGTTGAGCGCTGAAGTGCGCAAAAGGCACGTGGACACCTCATTGCGTAAAGGCGCGAATGTCGCTAAAGTTGCTGTTCAGACTGAAGCTCCGGTTGATACAGGAAAACTCAAAGCCTCGATTGTCGTTCGTCGCTCTGCCAAGGATAGTAATCCTGGAGCGACCACGTATCACACAGGAGTGCTTTTGAATGCTTGGTATTTCCCTCTTGTGGAATTTGGCACTTCAAGCCACTTGATTAAGACGAAAAAAAAGAGCATACTTGCATCCAGCAACGCCAGTTCTGCAGGGCCTGCAAAGCCCCAATTTTTTGGCACTGCTGTTAGGCATCCAGGATCTGCAGCGACGGGATTTTTTCGTCGTGGTTGGGCGAAGTCCCGCAAGCAGTCTATGGACGCTACATTAAATTTATTGAAGAAAAGGTTGGGAACCAAGTGAGCTTTGAAGCTTCTGTTTACACATCACTTTCCGGCTCTGTTGATGTCACAGCACTTGTTGACGGAAGGATTTTTCCGTCCGTTGCGCCGGAGGACACTTTGATGCCTTGTGTTGTTTACACGGTGTTGAATGACATGTCTCTGGAAACTTTGAACGGGCCCACCAACTTATCTGACGCGAAATTGCAACTGGATTGCTTCAGCAACAATTATGATCAGGCTCTTGATCTGGTTGCGAAGTGTATGACGGCAATACGCGGCGACATGACAGTCAGACGTGCGACTCGCGTTGTTATTTATGAGTCGCATCTTAAACTGTATCGGCAAACTGCCGATTTTGACCTGTGGATTTCCTCCACTTAACTTGACACACAAAGAGTATTATTATGCCATCAACAGCTATTAAGTCCCAAGGCGCTACGCTTGGTCGAGGTGATGCAGCGAGTCCGGAGGTTTACACGGCAATCGCTAACATCCAGTCATTTAACCTTTCCGGCGTCGAGGCGAATGATATTGACGTTACAGACCTCTCGTCTACAGGAAAAGAATTTTTGCAAGGGCTGGAAGATCCTGGCTCCGTGGACATAACAGGGTTTTACGACTCTGCCAACACATCCCACCAAGCTATTCGGGATGCTGTCGGTGGATCAACAGTGACCAATTATCGAGTCACTTTGAGCGATTCATCAACCATCACGTTCGCGGCACTGGTGCAGTCTTTTGCATTAGACATCGCTGTGGATGGAGCTGTTGAATTGAGCGCCACACTGAAAATATCCGGCGGAATTACATACGCCTAACACCCACACTAAACACCAAAAGGTTTTAATATGAAGCAAGTGAAAGTCGGAATTCCTCGTCGCCAAGGTCCATTCTCTCTTGAGAAATTGAGGATTGCGGATCTTGACACGTTCGTTAATAAGACGCAGACTGCGGGCCTCGGTTCTCAGATGCTCACCTTGCTGACGTTGACTTTGGTTGACAAAAAGGGCAAGCGTGTTTTTGATGACGAGGAGCAAGCAGAAGCTGCATTGGGCGCGGCTTCAATTTTGGATTTGGGAATGCAGTCGTTTGAGTATAGTGAATTGAACAAACTCGCTGACATAAGCAAGCGATTAGAGGCAGCCCAAAAAAACTGATTAAAGACCCACTCCGGCGGTCGATAAATCGCACAGCGAGGAATCGCGGCGTTGGGGTGAGTCAGCTTAATCTGTCAGTTGAGGACTTTATTGAATCAACTGCCTTCGACCAGATAGATCCACCACAATCTGAAAGGTTGGAGTTTATGCTTGCGAATCTGACTTCCATTCTGGTCAATTCGTTTTCGAAAAGGAAGACGAGGCCTTCGGACTTTATGGTTGACACGCTCTTGGCCCGAGAGCATGAAGCCAACGCCGATTTGGATGAGAAAATAATGGCAACTTTCAAGGGGATCAAGAGTGGCGAGAGGTAGGCTGGGCAGTTGGTCTGTATCACTGGAACTTGAGTTTGCTCGGTTCCGGAGTGAAATGGCGAAAGTCAACACTCACATGCAGACGTTTGCTCGCAAGATGGATCGAATCGGCAGGTTTGCTGGATTCGGTCTTATCGGCTATCAGGCTCTGAGGATGGGTCGTGCTGTAGTCACAGCAGGCTTGGATTTGGAGCGTATGAATTCCGCGATGAAAACCGTTTTCGGTTCTCAGCAGGCGGCAAATTCTGAGATGACTTTTCTTCGAGAGAATGCCAACAGGCTCGGCCTTGAATTTCAAGCTCTCTCCTCTGGTTATGCCAAGCTTGCTGCTTCGGCAGAAGGCACTACACTAGCAGGCCAAGGTGTCCGCGACATCTTCTCTTCCACTACAGAGGCAGCTCGTGCTTTGGGCTTGTCTAATGAAGAAGTTGAGGGGACACTTCGTGCATTAAGCCAGATGCTTTCCAAAGGCAAGGTTCAGGCAGAGGAATTGCGCGGCCAACTCGGTGAACGACTTCCTGGAGCGTTCCAAGATGCTGCACGTGCGATGGGAGTCACCACAGGGCAGCTGGACAAAATGCTCCAGAAAGGTGAAGTGCTCGCAGAGGACTTACTTCCTAAGCTCGCAGAAGTTTTACACGAGAAGTATGGCAAGGCTGCAATGGACGCTTCTGAAGGAGCAATCGCTTCATTCGGCAGGTTCAACAATGCGATTTTTGAGATTAAAGTTGCTCTTTCAGATCTTCTAATTCCTGTTCTTGCAGAGCTCGCTGATTGGTTCGTTTTCCTTTGGGAAAAGATGAAAACTCTTGCCGCAGTCGCCAAGATAGGGTTTGGTGCTATTAAAGACACGGCGCTGGACTTGGCAGGCTCTCTCGGTTTGGTTAATGAAGCCACGACTGAATTGTCTCGCAACATCCACCACATGTCTTTGGGCGAGATGGAAAAAGAGCTTGCGGTCGTCAATGAACGAATGATCGGAATATCCACTTCCATGCGTGCAATGGCTGAAGCAAACGGCACGCAGACGTTCGTCTATAAAAATCTCCAGTCAGAGATGGACGCCTTGGCAGACCAAGCCGAAATTCTTGGCGACGGAATACAAGAAGTTGAAAAGAAAGGTCTCAGCTTCAATGACGCTGGCGTCATAACCATAGATATTGTTGAGGGTATGGGCAAGGAAGTCAAAAAGACTTCAGACCTTTTCAAGAGGAATTTCACTGTAGGGATTGATTCCGCCACTAGTGCGCTGGATCGTTTTTGGGATGATTTGCATGCTGTCGGTGGTGCGATTGAGGACAACAGCCAAACGCTGCACAACCTCAATGTCGGTCTGGAAATAGGTGCTTTGAGTTGGGACGCCTATTCAGAAGCGATGTTTGATGCAGAGAGTGATACCGAAGACCTGACTGCCGCGACCAAGGAAACTGTCTCAGAGCTTTTTAATCTGAAAGACGCCTTGGACGAATTGCAAGGGAATATTCAGGAGGGCTTCTCCGATCTTTTCAGCGACATTCTTGCAGGAAAAGGCATTGATTCATTCAAAGATTTCTTCAGTAAAATTTTCGATCTGTTTAAGAAGATGCTTGCTGATATGGCTGCAGCTTGGTTGACGTCGAAAATTTTCGGCGGAACACTGAATATGAACGGTGGCGGCGGGTTTGGCGATTTCTTTTCCGGCCTCGGTAAAAAAGGTCTCGGTAAATATATCAATGGCGGCGGAATCAATGGCGCTTCCAGCGGCAATAGTCCTGTAACCGGAAGCACGAGTGTGTTGAGCAGATTCACCAACGGGTTTAAGGGGACAAGCTCTAGCGGTGCTGGGGGTAGTGTTCCGGTGAATCTTACGGGTGCCAGTTCTAGCGCAGCGAGCGCATTGAGCATCGGCACTTCTATCGGCACACCCACTGCAGCTATAGGAGGAGCCGGAACAGGC